TCCTACACCTACTATCCCACGTGTCTCCTCCTCTACAGACATCCCGCGCTCTGATGCTGGTAAGTCATTCTTACCGCGTTCAGTGCCCATGATACTGAGACGATTCAGGTACGCCTTGGAATCTCCAGTCTGTTGATACTCAGCCGCAGCTTCTTGCTCTAGCGCGTACATCTCATGTACGTTGTCTACATGTTCTTGGTACAGCTTCTCGATATGGTCTATACCAGCTTGATCTTTTTGCTTGCCTCGGCGTACTTCCATATTTGCCTTGAGCGACTCTAGCTTAGTGTCACGTTGATACCTTGAGTATCGTACGCTCTCATTAGCTCTGTCTGTAAGCTCTTGGGTTATCCCTGCTGTGTGAGCTCCTTCTACACGCAACATGTCTTCAATGACGTCACCCGCTGGTTGAGCTGTGCGTCCTTCGCCGCTGTAACGCGCGTTTAGTACGTCTCTGGCTTCTGGGTGCATGGTCAGATTCGTAAGGTCGAAGTCTCCCATATCAAAGACGCCTTGAGGCGACTCATCAACATTGATACCCTGCTCTCCGACACCTATACCAAGATCTTGCATCTGCTGGCCCATAGCGGACAGTCCAGCATCCCCCTCTGGGTCGCCATCAACATCTGGATCAGTGTAGTCAGGAGACGCTTCCTGATGTCTCCCTAGAGAGCTGCTACCCATGTTTAAAGTGTGATACTCCTCTTCTGCGGTAGCTTCTTCTGCCGTCATCTTGCCGCTATCACGCATCTCAGCGATTTCATCCATGACCTGATCGAGGGTCATGTCACTGTTTATTCCTGTAGTGCGATCTGGGTCCATGTCGCCTAGTGTTTTTCTAGGCTTCTTCCTACTAGGTACGCTAGCTGCGCCACCGAATAAGAAGCCGATAGGTATGGATACAAGGGTATCAACTAAACGATTCCTGTCTTCTTTGTTGAGACTACTCAGCTCACCATCCTGCATGTACTTCTCAAACAGGATGTCATTGAATTCTTGCAGCATCTCAGTGGGTGCTTCTACGGCAGCTGATTCAAGCCCGCCCTTAAGCACACGCTTGCCTATACGATCTTGTAGTTCCTTACCCACCTGACCACGTAACCCGGTGGACAAACGCTGCATACCTTTAACTGGAGCTATTATATTAAGCGCAGAATTAACTGAGTTCTTTAATGCGCTGACACCCATGGCCTCGCGGAATGTAACCCCACTAGCCAGTACAGGCTCTTCACCTGCGTCTAGCTGTTTTTGCAGCTCTGGTCTGGCCTCATTAAACTGTTCCATATCACTAGCTATAAAAGGCAGAGACCCGCCTGCAAGTACACCAGCAGTTGTTCCACGAGCAGCTATCTTAGCGGCGGTAGCTTTAGCCACTGATTTCTCTAGCTGGGTAGCAGCAGCGCCGAACATACGCATACCGATACTAGTGCCAACTTTACTAGCTAAACGCCCGGCAATACCGCCAGCCATCATGCCTACCATAGCTGGCAGTGAAGACGCTATACCTGTCGATACTGACTCTCCGATGTCGTATATGTCCTTAGCAGAAGTTAAGCTGGCCCCACCTACAGGTGCATACACATTCCTAGTGGCTGCTGATTTACCTGCTCCTTCGATTGAATCCAGGCTGTCTTGCGTGTTGCCAATTAACTCATTGCCATAGGCTCCTAGCCCGCGAAGACCTGTTTCGAGGTCTTGTGTTCCGGCTCTAACTGTCCTGATAAAGTTAGAGTCTTCTGAGTACTTGTCTACTGGCGCAGTGTGCTCTACATTCTGGATATTCAGTTGCCTGCTCAAGCCAGACTTCTGCGCTTGGTCGTATCCTAGTGCCAGGGTGCGGTCTTCTGCCGCGCGCTGCCGCGCGATGATATCATCTATAGTGGGCATATCAGTCCGTATACGCGCCGTTAATCATGGCGGCTAAGTCTAACTTCATGCCAGTGTTGGGATCGGTACCGTAGTTATCACTTAACTTCCAGTCTCCGTTATTCCTCTCTGACCAGCCCATAGCGTGCATCATTTTACCCAGAGGTACTTTCTGCTCCATCAGATCATCCATGATGTCTTCAACATCCACAATAGACCCGTTAATATCGACTGTGGCGTCTTTATCGCCATTCTGATATAAAGCTACTCCTCTGGATAGAGGTACGACGACCTTGGCAAACTCGCGAGGACTTTCCATCTTCTCTGGATCAGCGCCGAACAACCACTCCCATACACCTCCACGAGAGTCAGCTGCTGCTTGTGCCAAGCTATCCTGCATTGTCATAAGCGTCTCTAGCCTAGTAAAGTCCTGGGTGCCTCTCATACGTTTGAATACTGGAGCCCACTTATTTACTAGGTCGTTAGTTTCTGCTTCAGGGTTAGCTGAGCCATTACGCTTAAAGTAATCCATGAAGTTATCTCTGGCTCTAGTTACACCGGCTTCCTGCGCTTTCATTTCGGTTTGCGCTCTAGTCACTGCAGCAGCTTCAGCTTTAGTTCGAGATAGCGCCCGTTTGCCGGGACCACCAGCTTTAATGTCTGCCATTTCTTGCGGTACGCCGGTACCGATCATATAGTCAGTGCGTGCCTCATTAGCCAGCCTGTTGTAAGACGGGTCAGTTCTAGCCAGTCTGGAGTACAGCCTGGACATTTCCTGCCTACCACTCTGGTTACGACTCTCGGATAAATCCTTGTTAGCTTGTAACTGGCGAGCCAGTTCCTGTGGCCCGAGTGCTTGTAACTCAGCCATAGCAGCAGGGTCAGCAAGGAGGTTTTTATCAAGGCGATCGAGTGCGATCCTACGCTTCAGGCCTTTATCGCCTATGCCGCTAAGATCATCATCGCCGAAATAAGCGCCTTCGTGTTGGGGCCCTTCCTTGGCGGCTAGTTCGGGGTATTCTGCAGGTGATACGAAAGTGCCATCTGCAAATTCTTTCTTAAATTTAGCCAGTTCCTCTGGTGATAGCGGCTGGTTATTAGGCCCATCAAAATTAGCATTAGGATCATATAAAGGAACCCCGCCAGTATCTTGCTGGCGTGCGAATTCTACAGAACTAAGGTCCCCAGTACCCATATCATAAGGGAGTACTCCGGCAATTACCGCATTCCATGGACTGACGGCAGCTCTGCCAAGTCCTTTCATTCCGGCCATCAGCTTACTGGGGGCTTTAGCTGGTGGTGCAGGTGCGGGCATAGGAGCACTTACTCCTGGCTTGATGCCTACTGCGGGGCCTGGGGTAGGCGCACGGGGAGGTGTTCTAGGCTGCTTAAGCAGCTCGTCAAACATATCCAGCTGCTGTGGTGCCGGGCCAACACCGACAGAGGGTACTGGTACCCTGGGAGGTGCCATTGTAGGTGCAAACTGCCCTGCGGCAGGCGGCATATAACCGCCTTTAAGGTCCAGCCCCATCTGTACGAATCGATCTAGTCCAGCCATGATTACCTCTTAAGTCGTCTTGCGTGCATAGTACCATCACCCATAGCAGTGGGGGCTAGTATCGAAGTATAGGGGGAGCGTTTCGCTGCACTGAGCAATGCCTTCGCTGCTCCCACGGTAAAGCTTTCAGTTGAGCGATCAAGCCCGACACGTCTACCGGCTATGCTCTTCCTACGTGCTTTTTTAGGCATGAGCTTACCCGGCCTATCAAGTTCATCTGCTACTGCTACTCTTGCCATAAGCTTCTCCTACATTCCGGCGTACGGATCAAATCCGGCCGCTCTTGCTTGTGCTTCTCTCTGCTCTTTGTTACTCGGTTGATTAGACTGTGTAGCTACAGGCCTGACGCCTCTACTAACGCCGCGCCGGCGCACGGTGGCTCCTTCATCACCAGCAGCTCCGTCACTCAGATAGCGCTTGATTAATGCGTCTCGAGATTTCTCCCCTGTGCTTTGCCCACTCCTGTACTTACTATCGCCATATCCTTTGAGTAGGTTCTCAGCTTTCTGGTCGTACCTTCCGGATGCTTGTAACTGCATTCTCATAGCGATAGCATCAGCTTGCCCCGGTGTCTTAGCGTGCCGCGCAGACATTAACCCGTTTTTCAAGTCAGTATCACTCAATCTGGACAATCCGCGTTGCTGCTTAAGCTCACTAAGGGGGCTCATGCCAGCCTTACGCCGGTGTGCTTCACGCTTAGCAGTGTATGCTTCTTGCGGTGTCATCGAAGCGGTAGTGCCAGCAGTAGTGCCAGCAGTAGTGCCGGCGGTAGCTGTAGGAGCAGAATAAGATGAAAAACCACCACCCCCTGGAGGTATGGAATTGTACTGGTTACTGTTCATGTCAGGCACACCCTCCAGATAGCTATCTACCTGTCCATCCATACTAGCCTTTTGTTCTGGTGTTCTGTCAGAGTAGTTAGTAGGGAAGTCAGACGTGAGAGCACCTGTCTGGCTAGTGGTGTCAGTTGATCCTACTGGAGCAGAGGGGTTAGCCTGCATCCCAGGTGGAGGGAATGACATCGTGTGGGGCTGAACACCTGTGTTCAAATCAGTGCTCAGCCCGGTATTAACAGGGGCAGCCGGTTGTCCTGGCATTGCTGGTTTTACTTTGAATGGATCGTCGGCTGGTCCCATGTTACTTACTCCGCGTTAGCGATGGACTGCTGTACAGCCTTCCACGCTTCATTTACTTCTTTACGATCTACCTGATAGCCCATTTCTTCTACTACCAATGGTAGTTTGGGTACGCCAGTAGCTGTGAATGCTTCTGATTCGTTCTTCGCTGCGATCGTCTTGCACACATCATAGATCGCTTGTTTACGCTCGTATCCAAATACTGGCTCTACGCTCTCAGTCAGCTCGTTGTTTGGGATGAACTTCTCATCTTCTTCGCAGAAGATAGCGCCTTTCTCGATGGCCATTTCTACCGCCATGGGAGGTACGCGAATAGGCTGCTCTGCCTTAAAATCCACTACATAGCCCATAGTTGTAATCAGGCGAAAGTCCTTTAGCATTTTCATTTTCTTTGCTTTCATTTCTCTTCCTCAGTTATAAATAACGCGGTCTGTTGTTGCGCTTGTACGTGTCGTACTGCCCCGGCTCCATATCGATACCACCGTACCGTACCTTCGCCGGGCTGCGCTGCTTGCGGCTTACTGCTTTATCTATCGCAGCTTCAGCCTCCATATACTCCAGCTTCAATGAAGCTGATTGCATCTTATCAAAGATGTCCACATCCTGTTTCAGGTACGACTTGTACCGGGCGTGCAGGATAAGGGCCTCTTGTTGTTGTAAGTTCGTGATCTCCAGCAATGGACTAATAGAAAGTGACTTCGTTGGCTTGCGGAACACTGCTATGCGTAACGCACCAGTTGCCTGGGGGATCGGGTACAGTCGCCACAGGTCCTTAAACATGTCTTCGATAAGGACTACTGGAGTGCCCTCGTCGGCCTCCCAGCTGTACCCTCTTTGTTCTTCAGTCCACTGAGTATAGTTCTTAATCAGCACCTGGATAGTCTCATTGCTAGTATCGAACACCGAACGCACCTGCGTAATGTACTCAGGGCGAATGATAGTCGTATCATCTACCACGTACGGGAAGTTGATTACATCCGGAATGATATTGATCTTCTCACACAGTCGCTCTTGTGCCTGGTCGAAGTACCGACAGACCTCTGAGTCAGTCCACTTGTACGGCTTTTCAGTATCGTCATTGTCGATCCTGAACTGGTTGATGAGATCTGAGAGTGTTCTATATGCCATGACTTATCCTGTTAACAACTGTAGCTGAAGCTGTCAGTAGAGCTAGCACTGTGAGAAGCAATTGCGCTGAATTGACCTAATTGACTAGCTGCTAGCTGTGCCTCGATCTTAGCAGTCGTCTCTGCCGCTGATACTATCGCTCTACTCTGTGCATCTGCTTGGGAGGCCGCTATACGTGCGCCCTCTATCCCTGCGGTAGCAGCTGCTTTCGCATCTGCCACGCTAGCATTCAACTCTGCTTCAAATGCTCTTGCCTGTGCTGCTCCAAATGCAGCGCTAGCACTGTACCCCGCCATCTGGGCATTGTATGTATCTGCTATCGATTTGGCCCTTGCTGCTTGGCCTGAAACAGCTGCTGCGAATCTAGTAGCATCGGCTGACATGCGTGCTATATCTATCTCTATGGTCTTGGCGTCAGCTTCAACTTTAACTGCTGCGGCTCGTACACCAGCTTCATACCCTCCTACCTCAGCTGCATACGCTTGTGCTCGGGCAGAAAATACTTGGGCCTTAGCCGTCTCAGCTTGTGTAGCTGCTTTGTAACCATCCCACTCGGTAGACCAAGCACCCACTTGAGCTACGTATACATCTACCTGGGATTTAAACGCATCTACACGTAATTTATCTAAAGCTACCTGAGCATTTATGCCTGCTATCTGGTTATTATGTAGCTCTACCAGTAAGTTAAGTCCCTCGATTTGAGCCTTGTAAGCTTCAATCTTGGCCTTATCCACATCAATAACCAGACTAGCCGCTTGGATCTCAGCTTTATAGATCTCTACTTTAACGATCTCTGCGTCCAGCAAAGACTTGAATACGTTAGCTGCAGTCTGGTATGCCTGCAACTCTGCGTTATATATGGCGATCTGAGCATTCATTAACTGAATGGCTATGGTCACACTTAACTCAGCAGCCTTTAACGCTCTGTCCTGAATAGAGTTGTGCAGGCCAATAAGCATGGTCTCAAAGGCCACACCCTGAGCTATAGCATACTTAATACTCTCAATTTCATGCTCCGCCCGCTTGATGGTGGTGTCACGAGCCAGGGTGTTTCGTGAGTTTTGTACGCTCTGACGTGCCTCACGGATTCGCTTATCAAGTACACCGCTAGGAGCAGCCCAGCCCCTAGCAGCCCAATCATCAGTAGCTTCAGTAATAAGCTTTGCACCTGATACTTCTTCACGATCTGCCCCTTGTTCGAATATCTGCGTCCATACTTCATCTGGGATTATTAACTCACCATCGAGCATACGCATCAGCTCAGTGGTGGTCTTGTCTATCACGTCTGACGTGTAATCAGCCTCAACGAAATCAAAAGTATTTGACGGGATTACTATGCCCGTAGCGTCTGGGAACTCCTGTGCGAACACAGGGATATCTAAAGGAAGTAGATCAGGGAGATCTGCATCTGCGACTGTGGGTAGGTCAGGCAGTGGTTCTATGTCAGGGGGATCTGGTACAGTTACATCATCTATTCCTGGAGTTCCAGAAGGAGCTATCTCTGTAAATGCACCTGGTTGTGGTGGAAGCCCAAAACCTGGGTCGCCTCCAGCGAATGTTGGTACAGTGCCTGTATTTAACGGGCTTATGTTTCCGCCGCCAGCAACAAACGGGGAATTTGGCATATTGAAAGGTATGCCGGGGACTGAAGGAGGATCACCGCCTATTGTGAGTGATCCTATGCCAGGAGAGTTATAGCCTGGGACATCAACTGCTGTCCAGGATACCTCTATAGCGTTAGGTGCGGTGAAGCCTTGTCCTGCCGCCGCTCCTACTATACCTACTACTGGACTTGCTGCGCCGCCACATCCCATATTAAATTCTCCGCTTCAAAACTGCAGGAAGAAGCTTGATATCATCGATATCGAAGTCAGCTCCATCTACGTTTACAATTTCGAACTGCCAGTATGTTGACAAAAGACCTCTTCCGATCTTAACCCGTGTATCCCTCGTGTCGTCAACAGTCCGTGCTTCAAGTCTATACCAATCTTCTACCTTCTTGCCGGTAGATGTGGTGATCGTTTTAAACAGTAAGTCTCCATCAGAAGTATAACCGAAATATGCCCTAGGTATTGATTTCTTTAGGTTTGACCCGAAGTTAGTCAGGCCGGTCTTAATAATCGCATTGATGGAAGTGCCAGCATCATCGGAGCCGGTGAGTTCGTATAGCCCTGTATCTGACATAGCCAGATACCTGCCACTCACTTGAGCGAAGGAGTTAAACGGGAAGTTGTCGTACTGGAACGGCGCCTTTGTTTCAGCATTTACCACCCATGCCTCGAACACCCCCTCAGGTGTGTTGAGCAGGCCACCCATGACCAAGCCTTCCTCAAACAAAGCTCCGAATACTGCATTAGTGTCTAGATCGTCTATTAAAACGAGGCTCTCTGTAGGAGCTACCAGTATACGCGCTGTCATTGTGGGAGTATCTGTTAAGAGTAACTCTGACAGCGCGTTAAATGCTAGGTGGTAGTCGATGTCTAGGGCTGGATCAAGGTCTAGCGCGGTTAAAAAGTTAGCTCCAAAAGCTGAGCTTGAGAAATCAGAATTGGCTATGGTCTCTGCAATAGCTACAAGAGCATTTAGAGCAGTAATAGACTCGCCCGCAATGACTAGTGAGGCTATGAACTCAAGTATGATGTCACCATTAACAGTAGTATCGCCAGTCAGGTTGAATGAGGTAGAAAATTCCAGTTGCTGTAGTACATTACTTGTATTAGTGAAGTGCAGCGCGCCTAGCACGTTGAGTACGAAGCCGACTTTATTTACTGTGACATCCTGCATCTCATAGTCTGTTGTATATGCATGCCCCCACTGAGTATGTAGTGTGTTGGTGTATGCCAGCGCTGCGCTAAGATCCAGATTCCCGCCAGTGAGTGCGCCATTAATGGCAGCCCCATTAATTTCGAGTTGATTAGGCATCCATTGTCTCCACGCAAATGCCCTTCCAGTAAACGACACCAGAAGTTTGGCCGCTCCCAAGAATTGTAACCGCTGCCGTCAGGTCTTTTGCCCCTTCTGAGTTGGTTACATCAAAGTGTTGCCCTGCATATGGGCCTACCAGCATGGTAGTTATTGTTGCCGCCTTCCACTTGGCTTTGTTAGCTTGAACTCCCCAGCTAATTGTCGGCTGAGTGCCGGGAGTAACGTCAGCGTGTGCGTCACAAAGGAAGCCAACCTCTCGCGGAATGAATCTCAGGTTGTCTGGGATAGTTACCCTGATATTCGCTGGGTCAACACAGATCCACCAAACACCACCATCTTCAACTGAATCGCCGGGAGTAGTAGGCCAAATTGCTGGCTCAGTTCCACCTGAAATTTGGTCTTCATAATAGTCCCCGAAAGCTGGATAGCAGTAAGCATAATAGCTATACCCATTTGGAGTGGTCGGTGTAACGCACTCATTATGAACATAGCTAGTTGTTGCCGCCCATGAGCTTACGCCGGTAGTCAGTGGTGGTGAACAGAACACTTGTTCTTTTGCTGATACTGGCATATGTTCTTGGGGTGCATTACCGCCCTCATAAAGCCACGACTCAAGAGAAACATAATCTGGACCGTACAGCTTTGTTGTCTCACTGATAACAGCAACGCCACCATTACCGATAATTGTTGCTCGGATTGGAGCGCGGGATGGGACAGCAGAACTAAATTGTCCATTGAATACACCGCAACTTGTACCGGTGATTTTCCCACTGATAGCGGTGCTATTTAAGCCCCTCGCCTCAGAGTCAGCTTGTATAGCAACACACCCATCACCAGCCGCTGTGGTGTTCGACCCATCAGCTATCGTATCTCCACCAATAGCCAACGCAGAGTTACCACGAGCAATGCCCCCGGTTGATATTGATGCCCCGATGTAAACCCACTCCGCCGTATTATCTGTGACTAGCCCTCCAACAATCGTTGGCAGTGACGGCTGGCTTCCGCCAGTTATTCCGGCTGTGACACACTCAAGTATACGGTGGCTAACACTGGCTGTTCTAAGGTCTCCGATTACTACCGTTTCAGCAGCAGACCAGGTGGTAATACCAGCCTCAGTATCAATTACCTGTGCGGCGTAGCCGTCCGCGATGCTTCTATCCTGATTGGTGGTTGCGGTTTGTCCAACTGCTCTGGAACCATCACCACTAGCATTTGAGCTATCACCTAATGATATGGCTGCAAGTCCAGAAGCATCTGCCGAGAATCCAGCGGCAACTGCTGCCTGACCCCCAGCGTCAGCTCCACCAATAGCAACAGCATAGGCAGCATCTGCTAATGAGTTTTTACCGACCGCTACAGCCTCTACGGCACTGGCAGTTGTGTTATTACCTACTGTGATGGCATCTGCGCCACTGGCCACCTGCGTGCTAGCACTGCGAGAGCCTTGCAAGTTAACCGCACCTGCTCCCTTAGCATCGCCATCATTATCGAATCCTTGTGGGTATTGATCCATCGTATCCGCAGTAACTCTGTTTGATATCACAGAGCCATTAGAGTGAGTCAGATTTGATGTGCCTTCTTGGGCTCGCACTACTGTAAGAGTGTTACCTGCAACGGCGGTGCATTTCATTATCTCAACACCAGTATCACTTACAACTGTAACTAAGGTGTATTGATTAGCGCCGGGAGTGTCAAAGACAGTGCCGTCAGACACTGAGACAGTTGTCGTGACAGAGTCGATACCTACACTTAACGCTGTAGCGCCGTTGTTTGAAAATAATATCTGGTCAGCCATGGAGCTCTCCTGTTATATAAGGCCGAAATAATCTAGCCTAGGGGCAGACTGCCCTTGAGGCAAGTCAGAGTTAAGTATAGGGTCGTATAATGAGTCTAGTACGCGATCAACTATTAGGTGGCTGTGTGTGAAATCAACTGGTGACTGTAGCTCAACCATAAAAGAACCATCAGCTGAAGTGACTCCCCTAAAGGTAACTGTCAGAACAGTGCCTATAGGACTACCGTAATATGTTTCTTTTCCCATCTCTTCTTCGAGTGCTGATCTTGGTCTGTAAAACCCAGTCACCCCCTCCGATTCAGTTGTGTACTTGGGCCCTTCATAGAAAACATGAGCACCGGGTTCCTTTATAATCAGCCCTTGTTCATATGATGAAGCTGAAGGTACTACGGCATTACCCCCAAATGGATACTCATTAACTGAAACTTCGCCAGACGCATGATATTCACTGGAGTTTCTATCTAGTGATAGCTCCCCCCCGAATCTCAGATCAACATAATTTACAATAGTGTTAATTGTTTCCCTTGAGTAAGTTAAGGTTGCTGTAGTAAGTGGACCTGTGTCAGAAGAAGTACCTACATAATCATCGGTTGTTTTTTTGTAGTACATGATCTCTGATCCTTGTGGCATATCAAGAGTAACTGTTTTCTCTTCTATAGTGCTACTGGCGTACTCCCCGAAGCAGTAGTCTATAACGCAGCCATCGTTAAAATTACGTGCTGAGGAGCCCCCGCTGTAGGTGAGAGTTCCATATACTGGTATCCCTGAGACGAAGTCATAGTCTGCAATTAGCCCCTCTGAACCACTCCAGGTTTCTACTGTCGTAGTGTCCCCATAAAATCCAAACTCATTAAACTCCCCTGTGGTCTCTATAACAACCTTAGCTCCAGGCCAGCTACTCGCGCTGAAGTTCGAAGTTACTGATAACGATGTTGGGGTATTACCGCTACCTGATATATAGAGCTCGATTGCTGAGTTTGCGTCTGTTGACTCTGAATCATCACTATAAAGGCCTATACATGAATCTCCAGCCGCGTTGAAATTAAAATTTGAAATTCTTCCTGGACCAGGTAAGTTTATATGTGCGATCTCTGTCCAACCGTCGCGAGGTACTGGGGTCATCGTTTCTGCATTATTTATATCTGGGAGACTGGCAGCGAATACTTTAAGGTAATCAACGAGCGATCCTCCAGTTATCTCAGTGCATATAGTGATTAAGTATTTAGATCCTCCTCCGGAGAGCGGGTATATTGCTGTTCCTACTACTCTAAAGTCATGATCAGATATGATTCGTCCTTGATTATAAACATAGTACCCATTATCTGCGGTACTCACGCCCCAGTATCTCTTAGAATCAGCTGCGCCATGAGACAGTATGTACTGAGCGTCTAGGGCTATCCAGCTAATACCTCCGTACGATACGCCGAAAGTTTGACCTGCTAGATTAGAGTAGTCATTATCACGATCCCGGTGCCACACGGTAGGGATTCCGTCAGTAGGGACCTCTGACTCATATACTGCGACTAATCCAGAAGGCAACACGCCCCTCTTGTTATTTATGATCGGATAGATATCGACTCGCTGTATCCCATGTATGAGATGCGCTTGGATTACTGTGCCGTCGGATAGTATCTTCTTAGTTTTGTGCTCGAGTATACCGCCGAAACTAGCAAACTCACAGACTGCTATCATCTGCGATTCGGCCTCTGATATGTGCAGGTCACCCCCGAAGTCTTCCGGGGCATGAATGCGTATCTGCATCTCATGCCCCAAAACGAGGTCCATATCAGTAGTACTGTCATGGATACCTTTACCCATGATTAGCTTGATGTGCCCGAGAACTCGTATTTCACCAGTAATTCATCACCAGCAATTACGCTACGAGCTGGTACGTGAGCTGAGGCTGCCAGTAGTATGCCGCCAGTGTTGATGCCTTTACCACTGCCGGAAACAAAGAGCGCGCCATTTACTGTGTCTGAAGCATTGAACGTGAAGGTAGCTCTTGAAGCAGAGTTAGAGGTTACCCCTGCAACTGCTGCTCCGTCAGGTATATATGGAGGGCGGTCAGCTTCATCATAATTACCTGTGATCTCGGTGAATAGTGTACCGATATCGCCATACACATTAGCTGCAACGGGAGTATATGCATTGAGATATAAGCCAATATACCAAGTACCGTATGCAGACGCACCATTAAGGACTACGTCGTTGAAGTGGTTCAGTCCGACTGTAGGAACAATATTAGGTTGCTCCCATGTATCGATGATCTTACCGTTACGGCGCAGCTCGTATGTGAATACGCCTGCTAGTTTAGTTTCGTTTTTCATATCAATCTCTCTCTCTCTTATGGAGGTACAGGAATACCGTTTCTTCGAAGCTCGAAGCTCACGGAGTCAGTTGCAACCAATATACTGGGCTGCTCAGTTTCTTGGAGGCTGGTTATCAGACTCCGCATTCCGTCTTCCTCACGGTACAGGGTTGCCCCTGTTTCATACTGCCCTACTGAAACTTTCTTTTCCATCAAGGGTAGGACTTCCCCATTATCTGTTCCTACAACGGCACCATTGTCTGAGAACCAATAAGGTGCGGTGCCCGGTGACTCGAGTCCAAGGATCGACGCAGGTACATAAGCGCCAGTTCCCGCAACTGCTGAGTGAGGGTATACCTCACGCAGTTGGGCCTTGTCGGGGTCTGAACCGGGAATAAAGTAAGTTTTATCTGCCACAATGAACAGGCCTGTAGTGTGACTCATGACAACCTTGATGTCACTACCGAATGGTAGGTAGTTGTCCATCAAACGAGTCAGGCCATACCGAAGTGCCTCTGAGAACACTAGCATATTACCTACGGCTACATACAAGCGGCCGTAGTGGTAGCAAAGCGCCTGGCCGGCAGGCATAGCGTCCGCCCACTGAGTCTCGAGGGCTCTGCTAGCTTTCATGCTCGTCATGGTGAATGTGGTGGTTCCCATCGGAACATCATACTGAGCGTAGAACGTGTCGCCGCCTACTGTAGTCAGGTACACTCTGACTGCCTGGGCATCAGCGGTCTGCGGTATGTTGGTCAGGGTAATTCCGCCATTTATGACTGTGACGGGTACCGCTATGTCAGTACCTGATTCTTCGCCGTCACTCCCTATGTTGGTAATGGCGACTTGATATTTACCATGAATCAATGAGCCCCCGGCATCAACTACTGTCGGGTTTCCAGCTGGGTTCGGCACCCATGCCAGTTTCTGCGTTCCGTTGGATAGTACTCTGGCGATCTTTACATTGTCTGTGTAGTACACGGTGCCGAGTACACTGGCATAGGCTAGCTGATCAGTTACTGTGTCCAATGTTGTGGGGGTGGCTTCTTCAAGATTATCAAGTGGTATTGTTTTTAAGTCGCTCCCCTCAACATACAAGACGGAGTTACTGCCTAGAGGGTACAGACTATGAGAGTTAGTCATAGCCTGTAGCTGTGTGTATCCAGAACGGCGCTTTAAGCTGCCGCTTCTGGTTATGTCGACATTTACCGACTCGCGTAGCGCATCCTTAGGAACATCCGTCTCTCCATCGATGTTGTTAACCCCTGCAGTGAAGGGTCCTAATGTGCGTCCGCCGCGATCGCCTAGCATTACTTAAGTGGTGTCTTCGGTGAGTATTTAACGTAGAGCATCTGTACTGCTGCTCCCAGTAAGAGCTTACCCACATCAGTAGCGATAGGCATTACAGCTGCGACAACTGCTTGGAACTTATCGCCTCCGGCCATATCATCAAACTGCTTGTCAAAGAATGCCTGTACTGCCTCCTCAACTTTCTCAAAAACGTCGGACTTCATTAGTTTCTCCATGAAGTACAGGAGGGCCGTAAACCATATCTGATTCATTTTTCTGCTCCTCTAATCTACAAGTTATATATACCCAGAACTCATCATCAGTCTGAATAGTCGTCGTGTTCATCAAAGCCTGATTTCGATGCAGGCTTAACTTTGGAAGGCATAGGATCGCCGACTGGGACCGTGGTTCGCTTTCGCACCCACATATCAACACCAAAGGCAGCAAAAGCAGTAATACCAATGGCAAGTTGATCAGCCAGGCCAGGGTCAATGCCGAGCAAAATGACAGCAAGCACTGCAACCTTCTGAGCAGCGCTATTCCAGAAAGTCTTGCTGGTAAACCAGTTTTTCGTCTGGGTCTGCGCATAAAACCATAATCCTATCTTACTTGTCTGGATCCACTTTTTCACGTTTCTGCCTCTTCTTCGCTAGTTTGTTAGATTCCTTCCACTGCCTGCGCCGCTCGCGTCTCAGGCTTATTTCATAGAACATACGTGAGAAGAATCCTAGTTTCATGGCATCGGGGTCCTTCTCAATAACTCAGTAATGCCTTTGTTCTGTTCTTTAATGAGCTGCTTAATCTCATTTACATCCTCCTCAACGTGTGTAAACCGTTGGTTCGTATTCTCCTTATGTCCTTTATACATTTCCTTTGTGACGTATGATTCCTGGTCTTCTTTGAGTCTGTCTTGCGTAGAGGCCGCCATGCCGAAATTGTACAGTCCTGTACCTAATGATGTGAGTATAGCTATACCTAGAGCGCCACCCCAACGCCCGAAGAATTTACGAGCGGGATCATTCTCATACATGACTTTGATTTCATGCATATCATCATCGAGTTTATCCATGTCGCCTTTAACAGCGTGTATGTCCGATTGCATCTGTGTACACTCAACCGGGTCAAAATCTCTCATCTCAGGACTCTCCATAAAAAACCCAGCCCCGGCCTGTGAGGAAGAGGTAGGGGTAAGCCGAAACTGGGAAACTGTTCATGCTCTATTATCCCAGCGGGCTTTCCCTGTCCTGGTGTCAACATGTGTGAAACTTGAATATCGCCCTAGGCCGTACATATCCGGATACAGCTGATCCACGTACGCTGCCACTACTGTGGGGGAGACTCCACTAACTTCAATATCTGCTGCCCGGCCGCGCAGGTGCTGGCTCTTGGAGCCGCCACCTACTTTCTTATTGTGCTGGGTGCAACGATGTCCTGAGTTTATGATTACAGGGGAGTTGAAATGAGTGCGTATATCTTCAAGGAGCTCGACGAGCTCAATGTCCACCGTATCGAATCCGCACCCACACTTGCATGCGAATTCGGTTCTATCAAAATGCACAGAGATTTTACTCACTGGCGGCATCCGTAACGGTGTGTATTTAAAAGGAATAGTAGCATATTATTTATTCCCCAGCCAGAATGACTTGGTTAATAAGCGTTTGACGATGAACCCGCCTATCTTGGCTGGATCAGACTGGTTTACAATCAGCTCCTCCCAGACCTTGTTGGTTATCCTGCCCGCATCTGTCTGGTCGATCAGTGTTACTGCCCCACCTGAATTATCTTCAATATCTTGGAACTGAGACCCCCGATAGTAGATCGTGCCCCCAGTACAGCCAGCCTCAATAACCATCCTCCCACCATATATCTCTATGGTGTGGACTCCGGAAGTCATCCCGTCAATCCCTAGAGACCCGTGATGATCGCGCACCATGATAACTTCGGCCCCAGTGGAGATTGTTGGGTAGCCCATTCCTGGGGCCTGAGAGTAGCACTCAGCAAAGAATGTCGTCCCGCTTAGTGTGGATGTGGCCTGGAGCGCGCTCTTTTCTATGAAGCCACTCAGCTTTGTGACTGTCCCAATAGAGCACCTCTCTACTAGGTTAAGCCCATCCAGCTCTCCAACAAGAGTTACATTGCTGAAGTTGCAGTTAGTTACATCAGCTGGTTCTGCTAATGTAATGACATTGTTAGGTGACGTTCCTACGAAGTTGTACCCTAGTGAGAAGTCACCGTCGGCTACTGTCATAGTTTCTGTGAACAGGAACTCCGGCAGCCCTTCATTCATGGCTATCACCAACGCATCATCGGTGTTGTTTGACGGTCTCTCAAACGTGCCGATAGGCTTGGAAGTACCTGCTTGCCCCCGTGTTTGGCTAACTACAACCTTGCCTTGATAAGCAGAAGAGGTGAGTATCTCAAGATCGATCAGTCCCGCTGAGTTCGTGGGTATCACCTGTACTTGATTCTGTACAAGAATGCCTGCTTCAACGTCACCCATGTTGTTGTTACTGCCCTCTAGACGGACAGACCACTGGGCATCTGGGGTGAATTCGATACTGTACGGAGTAACGTACTCCAGGGTTCTTGCGTACGTTACTCCGAACAGGGTTACTGTTGTGTTATGACTGAACGCATCGGCCATCCATATGTATTCTTCAGACGCCAGTATCGCCATTACATCTTTGCGGATCTGATTGGAGTCCGCTGAGTATAGGGTGCCAGACAGGTGGGCTAGATCCCCCTGTGGCACTGTTATTACACTCGTTGCTGGATCAATCGCTATAGCCATTAGTCTTCTGAGGTTGTTGACCCATGGTTAACTTTAAGCTGTAGCTCGGCAATGCGCTGTTGTTTGAACTGATCGAACTCATTCTGGAGAGTCTGGTACATACCTATCAGCCTTCGCAGCTGCTCATGAGTCATCTCAAGCTGCTGTTTGACCACGACAATCTCAGTCTGTACACCCTCGACTGTGGCTCGCTCTGCTAATGACAGCTTCGCTTTACTCAAGTCCTTCATGGCCCCGCGCATCTGGTCTAGCGACAGGCAGTCAATGTCCTGTATGAAATCTGGTTCTTTACCTTCTGTTGCTCCAATCATAGCCCTCTACCTCTATTCGTCTGGTTGCAATACTACGTTTGTTGTATTTCCGTTTGCCACATTTACAGTATAACTTATCTTGCTTTCCTTATAAAACGGGCTTACAGCGTTACTTTTACGCGCCCAGCCCTTAAGTTCTTGAGCTGCTGGCCATGTTCTTGAGGCAGAGATATTACCGCTGCCGTCTGTTGTGCCATGCAGAACCACGAATGATACGACTGGGGTAGCTGTGGCCGGCGAGGATATCCCGCTGGTCACATCATATGTAAACACAGTGGTTGATGACACAGTCACAGTGACTGTCTTGTTGTAGTCATCCGGCTGCGCGCCACGAATAACTACGTGGTCACCGGTCACCAGGCCATGCACCGCTGTAGTCGTACAAGTCGCCGTGCCCGTAGAGGATATCAAAGTAGTCACTGCTGCTTCGAACATCTCGCCGCTGGCGATGGTTGCAGCTGTTTCTACGAAAACTCTCGCGCCTGTGAGGTCACCCCCGCTGGTATTCTTTACATTAACGAGCTCGGTTACTGGGTCAATAACTATTGTTACTGCAATGCCCGCAGCATCATCCACGCTAAAAGTACCATCGGTGGTACAACCGACAAGGTTAAGATTAAGACTCCCGCTAGTTGCATCAAAACGAAATACTGCATCTGTTGCATTATCCGTGCTCCCAAAGCCTGTGAAGTCTATGTTCCTGAGGGTTATATCAGCTGTTACGGTTGTACCGAAGCGTATGGCGTGGTGTGAGTTTGCACCCTTCGAGAAGGTCATGTCGTCCATCTCGCCGTCTGGATCAACCGCCTCGTTATAAAGTAGCGCTCCTTCGTCTGCCGCGACTGTCGATTCCAGCACAGAAGACCCGTTCATGATTGCGCCGCCGTGAGTTATCTGGTCACAGCTCAGGAAGGTACAGGTGTCAATTGTTGTGTTTGTATCGAACCCAAAAGTGCCCCAGCCTGTAAACTGGCAGGTTGTTAGGTTGACAGTAGCGTTATCCGTTGTAGTCCACGTACCGGGAGTTTTAGTGCCGAGCGCCTTCCATGATACGTTTGTCATGTTAATGACAGAACTAGCGTTTTGTATTTCAACAGTGTTAAACGGCGCTGTTACAGCCGGATGATCCCGCCAGAATAACGTCTTGCTTGAGTCTGTGAAAATGACTTCGTTTGTAGCCGATCCCAGTTGATGTAATCCAGAGCAGAAGTATGAGCCATTAACTAACTGGATCAGCCCCCACCGATCAGTTACGTCACCTCGGTTAGTTACAGCTAGTGCAAAGCTTGCATCCGGGTCTGTTGACGTGCCAAATTCATAAATAATGTCACATCTACCAGCTCGTATAGCATCGAGCGCATTAGGTGCGCCTTTTGTTGGGCCCCCAGTTGGTAGGTCAAACATCACGCCGATTTCTTGTTCTACTGTTGTTGGAGAGCCGGTATCGGCTTCGTCCGTTGTTTCGGATGGGTTTACAGCAGCAAATATCCACCCCATAAATTCAATGCTATCAGACCCACCTACATACCAGTGCTTGTACGCACTTGATGAGTTTCCGATAACCATATCTACACCACCATTGGCCTGTAGATCCAATGAGTTTGGTGTTGCATGAGTACACCACATAACAAAAGCGCCGTCAGTGCCTATCAGGGATGCCCTGTCTGCTCCTGTGTCGTAGATCATCCCTTTCTTATCAGAGGCGAAGGCATTCTTACTTATCATGCCCGTGCCTTGGATGAAGTAGTCAGTCTCATCGTTAAGGCCAGCCGCACCACCGCCAAGCGCAGTTGCATTGGCTTTATCGCCAGCTCCGACCATAAGATCAGTCATGTTAGTTGAGTAGGTAGAAACTGCCATAGCTATACCGTCAGACACAGCGGGCCGCTAAGCCCACTGTGTTTGCGCCTTATTAAGTATCGTCGATACGGTTAACAGAGGCTGTTCCTCCAGTATTACTCATCACACCGGTAGTCTCTGCTGTCTTGATAGGGGTAGGCCCGCCATCACGAACCCGCACAAAGTGGGTACGATCAGCATCATATACATAAGAGAACACTTCAGAAGTAGCAGCAGTAACCAGATCCAGATAAGTTACAAATACATTAAACGGCGTTGTAGCTGGACCGTTATTCTTCAATGTATCAGTGAGAAAGTCAGCGCTTGGGATAGTGAAGTCGTTAGTACCACTGTCCCACGATGTATAGCGGTGCAGGGTGTACAGACCAGTATCCCGTTCAACTCGAATGCCGCCTTTAGCTCCCGCAGAGCTTGGTGTATCGGATGGAATGGCTACCACGGAGATAGTCGTCTGAGTAGCTGAGTTAGCGGTTGCATCAGAAGTCATCTGAGCAAAGTTAATGTCGCCCGCATTGTCTTCTGCTACCAATACATAATCACCAGAAATGAACCCTGAGGTAGTAAAGGTTACATTGTTAGGTGGTGTGATCGGTAAGTTAGACAGATCAAAGTAAGTATCCGCTGCTGCGGTATCACCTGACTCCAATCCTAAACCATAAGACCCGATCAAAGCTGAACCTGTTGAAGCTCCTGCAAACGGTGTTGAGATTGCTCTCTCGACAATAGTAGTGTCTACATCATGGAATCGTGCGATGTCAGCAGTTGCATTACCGAAGTAAATACGAGTGTCATTAACTGGAGCTACACCCGCTAGTACCTGCACATACATATTACCAACAGTGCCGTCATCGTCTACTGCGTAGAAGATACAGCGGCCGCCGGCAGCAGTCTGCACTGTTGGAGTTCCGGATACAGTACCTGCGAAGCCATTGGTTGTTGAGAAGGTTTCAGCTGCTGTAGCAACTCCCTCTTCGATATCAACGACGATCGACCCAGAGCCTGTGTTGTCATCGATACCCACGACACGGCCTTTCCAAGTAGGAGTAGCAGTATCTTCGAATATCTCTTCACCCAATAACGCAGTGCCAGACCCACCAGTAAAGACTACATCGGTGCCGTAGCAGCCCACATCATTGGTAGTGAAGTTAGTGCCTGTCTCGTTGTCATATACGTACGAGTGGGTAATACCACGGAACACCTCACCATTAAGTGAGTTCAGAGTCTCTGTGGTGCCATCAGCAGAGATCTGCTTAAGGTACTCGTAGAACACATTGATAGTATTGGCGCCACGAGTCCACTCAGAGTAGTACTCTTCAGTGCTACCATCACCTGAGATATCCAGGAGTCTTAGTCCTTCTGTGTTTGTGATATCAACCAATGCATCGATGGTTGCAAACGCTGTGGCGTTGTTCAGGTCACCGGTGTCAGACAGGGCAAGTACGTTATTGCCTTGAGAGGTTCCGTTGATCTTAAACTCGCCGTAGGTATTTGTGTACCGTCGGGTGGTGCCGATCAAACGTCTACGGTCAATACTCACGCCTAGATCAAT